ACCGATCGGATTGCCAGTATTTTGGTCGGTGAGTGACACCACCAAACTTGGTTTTGTGTCCCCTTGAACAAGCAGAATCTTGTCGCTCATACAACCCTCTGGAATTCAATAGCCACTGATGCACGAGACAACCCCTTGTTGACACGGGTTCTGACATCAGCGATCTCATCGTTGAACCGCTTGCGATAGTCAAGTGTGGCTTGAGGGTCGTAATACGGCTGGTTGACCGTGCCGTACAGTCTTGCGCGAGCGCCAAAACCGATGACTTCAAGGAATCGTTCGTAAAGATCGCTGTCCACCGAAGTGGAGCTACGAGAAGGAGCCACGGCCACGCGGCAATTTAAGAACGACTGGGAAATTGCAGAAGGCACTTGCGGCGTTGGCACAAGATTGAGCGACGCCATGCGGCTGCGGTAGTAGTAATACGGGTTGCCCTTCATGGTGCGCCAGTCGTTGCCACGATAGATTTTCGTGAGCTGTTCGACTGACTTAGGAACCAAGAATTGATCACCAACCCAAGCTTCAACCACGTCGATCACGACGTATCCGGTATCGGCGTCCAAGTCATAACTCGATTGACCGGTAATCAAAGCCACCGGGTCGTTGTCGACTTGCAGGTAACGAGTCTCTTCGCAAAACTCGATACATGCGTTGCGCACCGCTTGAATGGCAACGACCTCGGGCACATCCCGTACATACGGGATGACCTCGACGAGAAACTGGTCGTACGTTGTAGTGGTCATGATTCAGACCCAGCAACACCCGGATTTCGCGGCAAGAGCGCGTTTTCCGGAGTGGATTTTTGTTCGGACTGCTCTTTGAACTGGATGGCGGAAACAAAGGTTTCGAGGTAACCCTTGGCCAGTGCCAGCCCTGGTGCGTACTCGGCGTCTTTGGAGCAAGCGCGGTAAAGAATGTAGTCCACCAAAGCAGTCTGATAGACGTCAAAAACGGGGATCGTCTGAGTCTCGCTCGTCAGATCGGTTGGCTGCTTGGAGTAATTGAGCTCCAAGTAATTGTTGCCCTTGCTTGGCGGGTAGACGTAAAAAGCCGTCTGGTCTTGCAAATCGTAGACGTAGTTGTAAGTCACGTCAGAACCCGTGTCCGTGTGCCAATTTGGGTTGAAACCGTCCAAGAGCTCACGGGAGATGATGCGAACCGCACGGCCAGGTGTCGTACCTGTGGTGCCCATGTTGCGGTTGATGGTAAGCAGGAGCCAGCCATCCGTTGGGATGGACTGGCGTGTTCCTGCAGCTAGCTTGACGGCAGTGACTGTATTGGTCGCGTTGGGATTGACAGTAACGATTTGCCGAAGCCCATCGTTAAGCCAACCGAGCAATTCCGACCGCGTCCAGCGGACAGCGGAAATATCCGTGAGCTGGGTGGCGGCTTTGTTCAGAATCGCCTGGGCAGTTACTGTTCCCATGCACTACCTCAAGGGGTGACATCAAGCGCTGCTTTGATCGCAGTTACAGCGGTACCTGCCCACAAACCTTGAACAACCATGTCGTTCAAATCGGCGGCCAATCTACCGTTGTTGTCGTAGTTGCCCATGGCAACCGCTTGCGTGTAGCTGAAACCGGCAGCCACTAACCCGTTGATATTCGACCCAGTCGTATCTTCGGTGTTAACAGCCACTGCTTGCGGCTCCGACAAGCCAGCGCTAATCAGATCGTCTTTGACGGCCATATCGTTCTCCTACAGTTGAACAATCTGGATGGGGGCCGAAGCCCCCGTCCATCAGCCTGCGGCGACCAGGGTAGCCAGACCTTTGCCCTGCACGACTTGGTAGCCGTACACGTTCAGGCCGCGCACCAGGGTGCCGAAGTCGTTGGGGTTCTGCAGGCTCTCGACCTTGGCAATCTGAGAGGCGAACGTGATCGCCGACTTGTGGCCAGCGATGATGGCGTGGCGCTTGGCGGTACCAGCGGAAGTGGTGCCTGCCCAGTTGTAGCCAGCGGCTGCACGGGGGGTCAGGTTGCTGACGTACACGGTGAAACGATCGATCACGCCGATCTTGCCGTTACGCAGGATGCTGGAAGCATCACCCATGAACTGGGCTTGAGCCAAGTTCGACTGCATCAGGATTTGACGCTCGGTGGGGGTGAGAACCAACCAACGATCGGTCTCGGGCACGTTGTTCTCATCCAACACGCTCGACAAAGCGGTGATGCTCTGCAGGATATTGGAAGCGGTCAAAGTGACGGGAGCGGTGTCAGTGCCCAGGTTGTAAGCGCCGGAGATGGCACCAGCGGTAGCGCCTTGGTTAGAAGCGTCACCTTGGTTGAAGGTGCCAGCCAACACGTCCTTGTCGATTTGGATTTTCATCTGCATCGAGGCGTCGTTGGTGAACAAGTCCATCAGCTTGGGCTTGGCTTGCAGCTCCAGAACGTTGTTCACGTTCACGCCGAAGTATTTGCCCTTGTTGATCACCAACTGAATGGTGCTGGGGGCGGGCACTTCGTAGGACAGGTTTTGACCAACGCTGTAGCTGTTGATGGTGATCGTGGGGATCGTGTTGATGATGACGGTATCACCCATGCCGGTGATGTCACCTTGCCAGTCGGTGTTAGCGATTTCGCCGAACACGGTGGCGGCGTAGAACTTCTGCGCCAACTTGCCCGACCACAGGGCCGGAATGAACGTGCCGGAATAGGCGGTGCCGCCGTAGGCGACTTGACCTGCGGGGCTATTAAAGCCACCGGAGTTGATGGGATACGCTGCTGCTGCGGTTACGGTAGACATGGCTACTTCCTTTCAAAGAAAAAACGTTGTGGGTTGCAGCCATGTCGTGGATCACTTCTTAACGAATGCGGCCCTCGCCAATAGCTGCGTGGATTTCTTTTTCCAAACGCACCGCTTCGTCGTTGTCGATGTAGCCTCGTCTCCAGTCCTCGTAGAACTGCGTGATCTCCTGTTGGTTAAACACGCGTTTTTCAGAGGTAGTAGCCGGTGCAGGCGACGTGCGCGAGCGGGTCGGTGCGACTTGACTCTGAAGATTTGGTTTGTTCTGCGCGTTCTGTGGCGGAGCAATCGTTGCCTTGTACTGCTTGAAAATGTTGGCCGTACGGTTGGCGTCAAACGCTTCGTACGCATTGTTCAAAGCAGCTTGGCGGGCCAACCCATACACTGGATCAACCTCGGCGAGCCAGGTTAGGAACCCTTGGTCAACGTTGAGCGCTTCCCAATCAGGTACCTGCTGCCCCAGGGCCATCAGGAATCGGTCTTTATCGGACACCACCTGACGTTCTGAGACATTTCCAAGCTTGCCTTTGAGCTCCGCGATCTCGGCCTTCAACTGAGCTTCAGCATCGCGGTATCCCGCAATCTTTTGTTCTGTTGCACGGTCAATCAGATCGAGCAGATCACTTCCAAAAGCTTCTTTGTCTTGTTCAGTGATAAGAGTCTTTGCCGGTGCCGGTGCGGGTTCAGGTTGCTTGGCTTTCGCTGTCGCAACATCAGCAATTAATTGCTGCACTTGGGTGTTCAGCTCTCGCACTTGGGAGTGCAAGCGAGGAACTTCGGCGTCGTACATTCCCTTGAGGGTTTGGTACTTGGCCTGCCAAGTTTCTTCCGTTACTGGCTTCGGTTGAGGCTCTTGCGAGATTGGTTGCTGCGTCGGTTCAGTGGGTTGAGGATCAGGCGGTGGGTCAGTGGGTGGATCAGTCTCCGTGTTAGCGGGTTGCTCCCCGGTCTGTCCATTCATCTGCGCCACAAAGGCGTCTGCGTCGTCAACTTGTTGCTGAATTGCACGTGGCAATGCCATTCTCTATCTCCTTCGCTCCGACTACGCTTGCGGCTCCGCCTTGACGGTCTGCTGCAGGACGCTTACGGTCTGCTACTGGTTTACAACTAACAGCTCGCTCCGTCTTGACGGTCTGCTCACTGCCTACGGGTTTTGGCGTACAGAGCTTCGCCCTGTTCTGCCAGCTCAAGGATTTCCTTGAGTTCGATGGCCCGGCCCTGAAGCCGGATCATCTGATCTTTGTCTTGCATGTCAACAAGTCTTGCGAGAGTCTCTTGCTGGCGTGCTTGCAAAAATTCTAACAGCGGTTTTAGTTCTGGCGACCTGAGCAGTGCCAAGCACCGCGCAACTCGCTCATCAACACGAACCACTTATTTGCACATGCCGTCGGTTTTGGCCGATTCTTGCGCGTATTCGCCTGAGCGCTTGCCCATAGCAAAATTGCCGCCGTCAGAACCACCAGCACCAACAGAACCGCCTTTAGACATACCATCGGTCTTGGCGGATTCTTGCTTGTACTCGCCAGAGCGCTTGCTCTCGGCGTAGGGTTGAACTGCTTTCATAGGAGAACTCCTTAACAGGTTGAAGGGATTATGGACTGAAATTGTACGTTGTCAAGTGCTTACACCGGGCATAGGTGCAAAGTTGTTAGTGACTGGAGCCCCATTCATCAGCTGCCCGGTAGGCCGCTGCTGGGGAACCTGCTGCGGAGCCGCTTGCTGAGCGGCCTGCATCTGCTGCATTTGCATCTGCTGGGCCCGAGCTTTCAACACTTCAACCGGGGGCACGATGTGATCCGGGTTCAGGTCAAGCGTCTTGGCCATCTGGCGCAAGAGCTCTGCAATACCCTCGGGGCCCACGATCTGCTGCGCCACGGGGCTGGACAAAGCAATCTGCAGGAACTGGTTCTGGCGTACTTGCGCCTGCTCCTTGATGAGCAGCGACGCAGCACCGCGAGCGATGATCTGCACGTCGCCTTTCAAGTCCGGGTCATCGGTGTACCGCATGTTGTAGAAGTACAACCGGTCAATCACAGGCTCAATCACGTTTTGGTCAATGTTGGCCACCACCTGCTTGATCGCCTTGCCTGCATTGCTCATGAGCATGCTCATGCCCGAGGCCGTGCGCCCTGCGCCGCCCGACGGGCTGTCGCCGGTCATATATCGGGGAATACCCGTATATTCGTCGGCCAGGATCGAGAATTTCTC